ATGTTTGATATTCAATTAAATGTTGATACAGCAAAAAAATAATATCGCGAGATAATTGGATAAATTTTGAATTTTTTCTCGCAACAGAACTAGGCAAAACTTTACAGGAATTACGTTCTTTGATTACAGAAGAAGAACTGATTTTTTGGGCGGCTTATTATGAAGTTAAGAATGAAAGAGAAAAAAGAGAAATAAATCGTCAAAGAGCAAATAAAAGGTAATATATAAGAAAAGGTTTTGTTGATTTGTGGCACAGGCTAATGTAAAACTTACAGTTGATGCTTCGCAGGCCACAAGAGCATTAAAAGGTGTTCAACAGCAATCATCAGGGCTTCAAAGGGCATTTGGCGGTCTTAAAACTGCAATCCTTGGTGTTGGGGTCACAGCTTTAGGAAGACAGGCAATATTAACATCTGCAAATTTCGAAAAATTAAATGTAAGACTTGGATTATTAACGAAAGCATCAGGAACTTTTGCAAAATCGCAAGAAATAGCGGCAGAAGCACAAAAATTATTCGGATTAAGTGCGACAGAAGCGCTTGAAGGAATTACAAATATTACTGCACGTTTGCAACCCTTGGGGGTTAGTGTTGAAGACATCAGAACAACATTTATCGGATTTAATACAGCGGCGAAACTGGCGGGAGCGTCAGCGATGGAGAGTTCAAACGCTTTCAGGCAATTGGCACAGGCTTTAGGTTCTGGACGTTTACAAGGGGATGAATTTAGAAGTATTGCAGAACAGGTTCCAACAATACTTGCACCAATCGCGGCAGAACTTGGCGTAACTATTGGAGAACTTAAGAAATTTGCATCAGAGGGCAAATTAACAAGTGATGTTGTTATTAGAGCCTTAAAAAAAGTTGAGCTTGATGGCGCGGATTCTTTGAAGGCATTGTTAGAAAATGACCCGACACAAGTATTTAAAAATCTAGGAAATGAAGCTGAAAATTTATCAAGAGCATTTGGCGATCAACTGGCACCCGCTGTTTTACCAGTAATTAGAGCATTAACAAAAGTAACGGAAGCAATAACTAACTTTGTTAAGTCAGGTGCGGGTCAAGTCACTTTGATATTTACAGCAATAGCTGTTGCCGCAAAAGGTGTTGCAATTATAACGCCTGTAATAATTGGACAATTGGCAACTTTGGCAACATCTTTTCAGGTTGCCGCCATCAATTCAGCGTTGGCTTCAACTGGTTTAAAAGGTGTTGCGGCTTCTTCATTCTTGGCCGCGGGTGGTATAACAAAAGCGACAATTGCTCTTTCCGCTTTTAAATTAGCTCTCATAAAAACGGGAGTAGGTGCGGCAATTGTTATTTTAGGAACTTTAGCGGCAAAATTTATTGATAATAAAAATTCAGCAAAAGAAGCCGCGGATGCCGCAAAAGCCTTTGACGATAATATAAAAGGAATTACTGAAACGGCACCACAAACAGAAGCCGCTTTAAATAGCCTTACTATTGCAAATAAAGAATTTGAACTTTCACAACTTGGAACAAATAGGAATGATGCAGGTAGAAGAAAAGCTTTAGAACGTGAATTAGAGATATTAAGAGATAGAAATATTATTCTTCAAGGTGAAGAAGAAAGGGAAGCGCAACTTGCCCTTGATAAAGCATTTAATGACCAAACAATTTCACTCTTAAAAAATATTTCTGCGATGGAAGCAAAACTGGCTGGTAAAGAAGAAGAATTTAATATGGAGCAAAAAATAAATGAACTTAAAGAAAGATTTGGCGAATTAGATGCACAGCAAATTATAGATTTGATGAAAAAAGAAGAATTATTGAAAAAACAAGTTGAACAAATGACAAGACAAGAAAAACTTGCAGAAGAAATTAATGGTAAATTTAAACAGATAGGAGAAGATATTGGTTCAGGTATTACTGATGCCCTAGTTGGTGCTATTGAAGGAACAAGAACCCTTGGAGAAGCGGCCAAATCAATTATCAATGATCTTGCATCATCCCTGTTAAGACTTGGAATAAATATGGCTCTTACAGGCTTATTTGGTGGAACAAAATTTGGCTCATTCTTAGGGTTTGCAAATGGAGGAAGGCCGCCTGTCGGCAGGGCTTCAATCGTTGGAGAAAAAGGGCCGGAGCTTTTTATTCCTAAAACTTCAGGCACTATTATTCCCAATAATCAGATCGGCGGCGCAGGCGGTGGAATTGTCAATAATATAAATGTAAATGTCTCGGCTGAAGGTATGGAATCAAATGCAAATGAAAATCGCGGGAAAGAACTTGGCGTTGCTCTTGCTTCGGCGATACAATCAGAATTAATAAAACAAAAAAGACCGGGAGGTTTATTAGCAACTTAAAATGGCAACCTTTCCTTCTATCAGCCCAACTTATCAAGGTTTTTCAAAAAAATCTGCGCCCGCTGTTCGCACAGTAAGATTTGCAGATGGATTTGAACAAAGAATATTTTTTGGATTAGCAAGCAATCAAAACCCGAAAGTCTATAACGTTAATTTTGAATTAAGCGAAACAGAATCAGATGTTGTTGAGGCGTTTCTTGATAGCCGTGCAAATGATCAGGAAAGTTTTACATTTACACCGCCCGGCGAAGGATTTACAAAAACAGGAACATATTCACAATCAGGAACCACAGTGACAATTACAATTGCAAATCACGGTGTTGCAATAGGCGATGTTTTGACGATTGACTACACGTCAGGTTCCGCAACCGATGGTTCTTTTACAGTTGCAACAGCGACAGATGCAAATACATTTACAGTTATAGCCGCCGCTAGTGCAACAAATAGCGGGAATGTTTCAATCACTCTTTCAGGTGCAAAATTATTTGTTTGTGAAACTTGGTCAAAATCTATTCCATATAACAACAGGGCATCAATCAGCGCAACATTCAGGCAGGTATTTGAGCCGTGAGTACAGATAAAATTGTAAGTGAATTACAGAAGGTAAACCCGTCAGCGGTTATTGAACTTTTTACTTTGACTCTTGATAATTCATTGCATGGGGCAACAACTACATATTATTTTCATGCGGGAACAAGTTTGAAAGACAACGGTGAAATCATTTGGAATGGTCAAGCCTATACAAGATTTCCTGTTCAGGCTGAAGGTTTTAAATATGGAAAAGGACAATTGCCAAGACCAACGCTTACATTTTCAAATGCTTTTGGAACTATTTCATCAATTCTTCTTACAGTAAACGCTATAACTAGGGGAAATGATTTGACAGGCGCAACTGTTAAAAGGATAAGAACAAAAGCGAGATTTCTTGATGCCGCTAATTTTCCAAGCAATGTAAACCCATATGGAACGCCAGACCCCACAGCAGAAGGAAAACAAGAAATTTTTCTAATTGATAGAAAATCAGCAGAAAATAGAACTGTTGTATCTTTTGAACTCGCGGCTGTTTTTGATATGGCAGGAGTGCGAGCGCCTAAACGTCAATGTACTAGAAAAGAATTTCCCAGTATTGGATTGATTGCAGGATGACTTGGAGGGTTGACGCATTACTTCATGCGAAAGAACAAGACCCGAAAGAATCTTGCGGTCTTTTGTTGAATATTCGCGGAAAAGAAAAATATTTTCCTTGTCAAAATTTAGCCATCACTGCGCATCAATGTTTCATAATGAATCCAGAAGATTTTGTAAAAGCAGATGCAGTTGGAGAAATAATCGGCATAGTTCATTCACACCCGACAACGCCGCCTATTGCTTCAGAAGCCGATAAAATAAGTTGTGAGCAATCAAATTTGCCTTGGTATATTGTTAACCCAAAAACGGAGTTATGGGGCGAATATACGCCGTCAGGATATAAACCAGATATGATCGGTTTGCCTTGGGTTTGGGGTGTTTCTGATTGTTGGTCACTTGTTCGCAGATATTACAAAGAAAAATTAAATATAGAACTTAGAGATTGGGATAGGCCAATGACACCCGAAGAATTTCAAGATGACCCAATGTTTGAAAGGTGCGCAAAAGAAGCAGGCTTCTTTGAATTAGAAAAAGATGAAAAATTAAAAAATAATGACGCCTTATTGATGTCAATAGGTGGGTTTGGGTTGAATCATGTGGCGATTTTTGTAGATGGCGATGTAATACATCATTTGAGAGATAGACTATCTTGTAGAGAGCCATACAACCCTTGGTTGTTAAAATGCACAGGAATGAGGTTGCGTTATGCTTCGTAAAATTAAATTATATGGAGAACTTGCAAAACAAGTCGGTCATAAAGAATTTGAAGATATTAATGTTGCAAATGTAGCTGAAGCTGTAAGTTTTTTAATTAATAATTTTCCGCAACTGGAAAGTCATATGGCTAGTAGATATTATAAAGTCATAACTCACGATGAAGAAATTGGTGCGGACGAGCTTCACGATCCTATTGGTAAATCAGATATATCTTTTGTACCTGTTGTTTCAGGTTCGGGGGGTAATTTCGGAAAAGTGCTTCTTGGAGTGGCCTTGATTGGTTTATCATTTACACCGATGGGGGCAGGGCTTTTTGCTGGCGGTTCTGGCGCAGGTTTAGCAGGTGGAGGTGGTTTGATGGGTGCAACAGGTTTATATGCGGCAGGGGCTTATGGTTCGGCGGCTCTTGGTCTTATAGGTGCAAGTTTAGTTTTAAGCGGTGTAAGTGGGATGCTTTTTCCTACACCAAAAACCCCTGAATTTTCTAGTGAACAAGACCCGCGTTTGTCATTTAGTTTTTCAGGGACGCAACAGACTAGTAGAGCTGGAACGCCCGTTCCGATTGTATATGGAGAAATTTTTACAGGTTCAGTTGTGATTTCTGGCGGTGTTGATACCGAGCAGGTGCAGGCATGACCGATAAAAGAAAAATTATTCGCGGTTCAGGTGGCCCCCCAAGTCCGCCGCCGCCAAGACAACCGACAAGAACCCCTGATACGCTTCACAGCAAACAATTTGCAACTTTTCTTGATCTTATATCAGAAGGCGAGATTGAAGGTTCTGCAACCGCTTCAAAAGAAGGTATTACAGACCGCACTTCAGCGGCATATACAAACGCATATTTGAAGGACGTTTTCCTTAACGATACGCCGATTCTTAAAGCGACAGCCAGTTCATCAAGTCCAGCAGATACAGATTTTAATTTTCAGAATGTAACTTTTACGCCGCGTTTCGGCACAGCAGATCAAACAAAAATTTCTGGAATTGAAAGTTCTTCTTCAATAACGCCTGTTGGGGTTACAGTCACAGCAGATACGCCAGTTACAAGACAAATTACAAATACAAATGTTGATCGAATAAAAGTAACAATTACATTTCCACAGATACAAAAGGCAACAAATGAAGGTGATCTTTTAGGTTCAACTGTTGAATATAAAATTAGTGTTCAATATAATTCAGGCGGTTTTACTGATGTTATAACTTCAGCAAATGGCGGTAAAGTAACAGGACGAACTGCTGACGCTTACCAAAGAGATCATTCCGTAGAGATAACAGGAGCTTTTCCTGTTGACATAAGAGTTTCAAGAGTAACAGCAGATTCAACAGATTCTTCTTTAATAGACGCTTTTCAGTTTACAAGTTTTGCTGAAATTATTGACGATGCAAGCACTTACGCAAACTCAGCATATAACTCAATCAGGCTTGATTCTCAACAGTTCAGTTCTATCCCCCGCCGGAAATTTCGCATCCGTGGAATTAAAGTGAGGATTCCGGGCGCCGGCGCTTCTAGTTCAGGAACGCCAACTGTCGATTCTCAAACAGGCCGAATTGTTTACCCAGATGGATACATATTTAATGGTGTTATGGGTGCGGCGGTTTGGTGTTCATGCCCTGCGATGATCTTGCTTGACCTTTTGACAACTGAGAGGTACGGATTTGGAACGCATATTGCAGATTCAAACCTTGATTTGTTTTCTTTTGTGACCGCATCAAAATTTGCAAATACTCTTGTTGATGATGGCTTTGGCAAACAGGAAGCCAGATTTTCTTGTAATGTTAATATTCAATCATCAAGTGAAGCGTTTGACCTTATAAATGAACTTGCGGGTGTCATGCGTTGTATGCCGATCTGGTCAACCGGCAGT